CAGCAGCACCCATCACCATTTGCATTTGCATCTTTTTATCGTCCTCGTCGTCGGTTCCTGAGTCGGTTTCTGAGTCGGTTTCTGAGTCGGTTTCTGAGTCGGTTGATGAGTCGGTTTCTGAGTCGGTTTCTGGGTCCCCACCCGAACCCGAACCCGCACCCGAACCCGAACCCGAACCCGAACCCGAACCCGAACCCGAACCCGAACCCGAACCCGAACCCGAACCCGAACCCAAACCCCCTGGTTTGGTTTGCCCACAATCAAAGTCTATGTTGAACTTAGCTTCATCGTAGAAGTTTAATTCGGAATCCAAGATTTCTGTCCTACATATCGTGACTGGAAGGCATGCGTTAGCTTTGTCCCACCACCCGCTCAAGTGCAACTGACCCTCTTTAGGACCACCACTTACTTTGCACTTGCTGGACCAGCAAGAGTGGTTTTGGAAATTTCTTCGGTCAATTAATTTATCTTCCTTAGTAACTGGTAGTGTCATTATGCACTCACATTCTGGGGGAATCTTCCCAAGCTCCATTTGTCTAGCCAGGCAATAATCGCGCACATCCGTGTCCGTGCATTTGTTTTTGGGATCCATACAATACGTACGACAAGCAGCATTTTCTTCACCATTGCCTCGCAAGTTCTTGCTACAATAAGTTGCAAGACTTCTAGCACAAACGATGTCATCGGAGCATTCTTTATACGAAGTGCAATCCGGGTTTTGTGCTGACGGTTTATCTGTGCAATATCTTACCGGATCACACACTACTTTTGCACTACTGACGTAATCATTTATATCAGCTTCACTTCTCATTGAGCTAACTTCTGTAATCTCAGTTGAAGCATTCGCAGGCAAAGTTATTTCCTGTCCACCAAAATTAGCATGTTCAAATAGTGACACTTGGCACCCAGGGGCAACTCTCATTGAACTCACCGTGTCATTCCACCCCCCCGGAATGTTAGATAATCTATTATGATTTCCTGGAGTCAGTGTTAATGGCTCTTTACCTTCTTCCGTACTAAAACGGTCGGCTGTGTAAAGTTGTGCACCTTCAAACACCTGCGCGTCCCACTCGTGGGACTCATATCGTTGTGGTGGTGCCGGAGGGGGAGAAAAGTTGCCAAGCTGAGAAAACGCGTCCCCAACACCTTTACCAACCTCACTGTTACCCGTAAGCATCCCAGTCAGATCGCCAACCCCTTTTTTAATATTATCAAAGAAGCCCATTATATTATATGAATTAAAAATACATTAAAATTTAAGCATGAGAACGATTATCTCCTTTGCATACCCTTACCATGCCTGACTCTGATGGCCTGCTCGTAAAAGGCCTCCGGCAGTCCAAGCTTCCCCACCATGTGTTCTCTTAGTTGTTCGTTGCTGCGTGTACTCGATTTTTTTTTCTGAGCGGCTCTAGAGCTTATCTGAAACTGTACTTTCCCGTCTTTTGTTTCAAAACTTACTCTTTTTTGACTCCTTGTTGTTGGCATTTGATGTTATTACATAATATTTTTTTTTTCGTTTTTCTTGCGTTTTTTTTGTGACGTTATCGTATTAAAAATGTATAATAATAATTTTGGAGGCTCCAATAATAACAACCCAAAAGCTAACAACCCAAAAGCTAACAACAACCCAAAAGCTAACAACAACCCAAAAGCTAACAACCCAAAAGCTAACAACCCAAAAGCTAACAACAACCCAAAAGCTAACAACCCAAAAGCTAACAACCCAAAAGCTAACAACCCAAAAGCTAACAACCCAAAAGCTAATAATAACGCAACTAAGAAAGTGCTCAAGAGATCGAGAGGGCCTACCAGAACTGCTGCAGAAAAAAGTCGAAACGCCAGAAGCGAAGCTAACAGGTCATCTATAGACGCTTTAGTTCATGTTCGGAACGATCTAGCAGCTCTATACCTTCAATACCGGCTTGCTGTCTTACGGGGGGGGAAAACAAAGAAAACGAAAAAGAACGAAGCCAACACTAACCCTAACAAAGAAAACGCAGGAGGAAAATCTATTGACCCGAAAGCTCTAATCAAAACACTTAAGAACATCAGTGATGAAATTCCAAAGGATGTTACTGAGCTCGTGCGTACCATCAATAGTAATGAAACCAACACAATTTGGAAAAATTATTTAAAAAAGGTAAATGCGAAAAAAAAGCAAACAAAAACAAATAACCAGGGTAACGTGAATAACGGCAGTAAAGTACCAACAAATGAAAGAAAAAATAAGAAAGTAAATAGTCAACCACAAATCAGTTCTTATTATCCTCTCAAAGTCAACACGTTCAAATATAAAAGTCAGAATCCCAAATCGAAAACAGGAATGACAGCAGGAATACAGCAGTTCCACCATTGGTATAAGCACCCGAGTGGTTGGAGAATGGATACGGGAGTGCAAACAGAAGAAGGAGGAGTACAATTTGAATATATGCCCCATGAGAAAATTCTAAGTGACTTTGGTGCATTTGTTGCTCCTGCGAAAGTGCTTGGTATAAAACTAGAGCGTATGAAACTAGAGCAGGAAATAGGTACGCTTGTTACATACTTAGAAATGCTGGTGGAAGGGGATTCCTCTGAAGGAGAAGGAGCCGCTGCCGCCGATACTTTACGATATGTTATTGATAATATTAAAGCAAGAATGACGGATCACCCCGGTTTAAAGAAAAAACTAGAAAACGCAAATAAACGAGAAAGTGATCTGAGACAAAAAGAAGAAAAACAAAGCAACAAAAAATTAAAAAAAATACACAGAAACAAGAAACAAGAAGAAAGCAAAGCAACCAATCGTTTCAAGCTAAAACTTGCAGAAGAGACAAAGGTGATTGAGGAGGCAAGAAAGCAAGAGATGGTCGAACAACTAAATAGAAACAAAATAGAAACATTGGTCCAGTTATATACCATTGGTGAGCAGATAAAGCAATTGACGGAGCAACAAAAAGAACTGAGACAACAGCATGCTCTATTGAGAACAACACGAAGAAAACATGTCAAAGGTAATTGGAATAATTATATACCGAGTCACGAACACAGAGAAGCATTCGCCAAAGGATATCAGAATAAAAACGAGAAAATAGTAAGTGCACTAGAGTATCTGAAGAGCAGGGGGGCTGGGAGAACAGAAAACGCCAACGCAAATATTATTGCCCAACTAGAGAAGTTCCAGTGGAAACCAGGAGGAAATGGCAGATCGAAATCGAAAGGGTTAAAGAATGAATCTAGTATTGTCGAACTTTAATCTATGACTTCATCTATGAAACCGTATTGTAAGCATTCATTATGTCTCATGTAAAGATCTGTCTCGTACAACTTTTTTAAGTTTGCTGCAGTTAGTTTGGTATGGCGTTTATAAATCTCGCTCATGATATCGAGAAGTGTTTCCGAATTGATCAATTCTTCCCGGATTGCTTTGGGTTTATGCATGCCATTTATCCAAGAGGAAAGTGAGTGTACCAATATGACAGACGTTTTGTACATGTATCGCCTCGAAGCTCCGAGCAGTATGATTGAACCAGCTGAACAGACTTGAGATTCTGCAATTATATGAACGGGGGTTTTGCATTGCCGTAATGCCTCGTACATGGAGAAACCACAAAACAGATCCCCACCCTCTGTCATTAAATGAACAGTAAGATTTTTTTTCGTATCGTGATATTCATCCGCAAGTGACTTCAGTTTCAAGCAAAAGTCTGTTGCGTATGGTTCTTTGATTTCCCCCCTGTAATATATCTCATTCTTGTAGACTTTGAGGATGACATCGTCATCCTCATCCTCATCGCTTGAGTCACTTACTCTGTATTTCTTTCTCTTATCACGCCTCATTTTTGCTTCGCGTTATCTTCAGACCAACTCTTTAATACAATTAACAAATCATTTTGTTTTGATACGATGAGATTAACGAAAGTACTGGATTGTTGGGTATTTTCAACACTATTCGGGACATCAAAAGGGCGGCACAACAAGTGAAGGATAAGAGAGAAAAAGAAGTTCACCAGGATCAGTATGAATATATTTTTTTGTTTCTTGGTTTATTTTTTTTACCATTAATCGAATTTATGATTTTTTTCAGAAGAAATAATAAAACAAATAGAGTCACGATTGGCATAACCAAAATACTGGTTACGAACCCTTTCCCGAAGTTAGCGTAATCACGAGCAGGATTTACTGAATCATGTGTTTTTAAAAGCATTCTATACTTATTACCATAATCAATATTTTTCAATGCTCTAGGTCGTTGAGCTTCAACACTTAAATATGCATAATCATTTTCATTATTTCTAGGAATCTTTTTGATAAAAAATTTTCTACCATAATGTTTAATGTATGTATTCAATAATGGAATATTATTCCATGATTGAGACATGTATTCTACCATTTTGTTATTACCCCCTGGTATAGTAAACATTTTTTCAGCATATTTTGAATAATCTTCTTTATTCTTGTAAATTTCGAATATTTGTATACATTTTCTAGTTTGTGATTTGTATTTAGTTTCAAAGCTACCTCTATGCAGATTACAAGCATTAAAAAGTATAGCATCTCCAGGTTTAAAATGAATTGATTCTACATCTCCCAATTCGATATCACGAAATTTAGTGCAAGATTGAGGTATAATATCAAGAGTGGCTTGATCCAGATAAATAACAAGTGTGTATATTTCAGGAATATCTTCTCCCTCATAAATGTTTACGTCCCTGTGGAAATTTGACGCATCTGTGCTGTTACTTGTTTTAAATTGCTTGCCCTCTGACACTCTATATTTTGTTGCTATGGGTTCCCAATTCAATTCCACTTTTAATTGTTGTATAACTTGTGCAATTATTTCATCATACTCACCATAATTAACTTTATCATCATCCAAAAAATTCGAATTCATCTTGTTGAACAAGTCATTTTTTATGAAGTTATTTAGTATCTTATGACAGCCCGTAAATTTTTGCGGCTCTGATTTTATTTGAATGGATTCATCACTTATGTATTGAAAACTTAGAGACATCTTCTTACTTATCATAATATATTATTATATATCGGGGTATTGAAATTCGTTGGTGGCTTCACAGTAGTCGTCCATGATGTCGTTCAAAACCTCGTGACCCTTCTTAGACGGCGCACTTTCTTGCATTGTCTTGTGGAGTTCAGCTACGTTGCTCTCCAATTCTTGCATTTTCTGACGCATTTTATGTATTTCATCAATGCGTGAATATGTATTCTCTGCTCTGGTATTCTGCTCAGGAGCCCAAGGGGGATCATAAGACTGGGAGGTGAGTGGCTCTTGTGCCCGCGGTGGACCGATGAGTTTGGCAGTGATTGTTTTCCCGAAGGTCGTGGGTTTGCATTTGACAAAGAACCTGCATGTCTGTGACGCCTCCTCGAATCCCCTCTGTGGGTGGTTGTAGTGTAGGTAGGCATGATCGTTTCCACCGTCTTTGTTCATAGCCACAACGATACAACAGGGTTGGTGTGCGTGACAACAACGTGACTCATGGATGAGCTGCCGAAGGATACCACTCTGTTGTTGAGCCGGCATTGATGGTTCCAGACCACAAAGCTTCACCTGCCATTTGCTGCTTTTCCACTCACTCCTCATCCACTTCCTCGACATAGGCCCTGGACCGTCTGTGTAGGATTCTGTGCCTGCGCCTATCTGGCGCGAAATCTGGGGCGAAACTCACCCAATGGTGTGCTGTGGAACTTTATACTGCTTAAGGACATACACGAAAGAATAGACGAAACTCACCCTGACCACACTAAGCGACAAGACGACACTTATATATTGTGCTGTGCCTACACCAGGCCCCACTGCAAGGGCCAGGAGGAAGAGAGGGCTCACTAGATGCCGATGCGCTTGTTGAGCATGGCGAGAATATCATTGTACTTCTCCTCAAGGGGTTGCATACGCTGCTGCAAGGTGACCATCTCCTTCTTCATGTTCTCCTGCAAGGCCGCCACTGTCGCCATGTTCTCCTGCATGGTAACAATCGTCTTGCGCGTCTCACCCATCTGCTTGTCGATGGCCATAAGGTCTGCGAGAACGCTGGTGCCAGTGCCAGTGGGCTGCGTGGTGATCACATCCTTGGTGGTGTTCTCCATGGGGGCCTTGCAAGTGGATGTGGTGGTCAGAACAGGGAACTCGGTCGCGATAGCTTTGCCCTTTCCTCCCCATGTTGCAGCGAGCGGCGATGGCAATGGCGATGGCGACCCCTTCCGGTAAGACTGCTGATGCTGCGGGTACGAGTGCTGCGAGTACGAGTGCTGCGAGTGCTGCGGGCACGGGCCGTGGTAGTACACTTCGGCATCACCAGAAGAGGACGTCTCCGATGCCTGCGATAGCGGCCTGAACCGCTGCTCCTCAGGCCAGACCTTGGCCATGACAGTGAGAATCTCCGCTCCCTGCTCGTCTTTTATCATGCACTCAGCAATGGTCTTGCAAAACCACACGGCATTGGCATGGGTATCGAAGTTGCAGTAAGCAACGGGACTGTTATCGCTGGGAATGCGGAAGGTCTTCTCGGGGAAAGGCATGTTTGGTTCCATCGACCGGACTTTTGCAAAGACATCATGCAAGAGCCAGTCCTCCTGTTCGCTTTTGGTGCGCGCACCCGAGAAGCCGTACAACTTGACCTGCGTTTCCTCGTACACTGGCATGGCTCCGCCTGCGTTCACTGCGCGTGCGATCTGGTCCGTGAGCTAGATTGCCGCGCTAAATTGCCGCGCTAAATTGCCGCGCTAAATTGCCGCGCTAAATTGCCGCGCTCGATTTCAAATATGTATGGTACGCGGCACCACAAGGGAAGCAGGGGGTGATAAGCAGCTACAACCACGTGGGCAAAAGCCAGTAAGCACGTAGCAAGTAACGTCCCATGTGGTCACTCCCCTATGCTCATCAGCAGTGACCATCTTGACTGCTTGAGTGTGCGCGTGAGAGAGTCATGTCAGATATCAAGGATGGGGGGGTAGTGGACCTGCAGAAGTTGGTGGATAACATCAGCAAACGCAAACTTCAGAAGCAGGAAGCCATCGCAAGGGCAAATGAGGAGGTCGAAAATGATCCAAGGTGGAGCTGGGGTCCCGCGGATCCACGCCTCCCCCCTGAGCTCGTGACGTGGGCAGGGGCTAAAAAAGCACTCCGACGGGCTACCGAGGCACTTCAGAACGCTATCAAGAAGGAGGCCTCTGCTCTTCAGGAGGAGGCCTCTGCTCTTCAGTCCCTAACCCTTCTTTTGACTTCTGAGGGGCAGGCCAGCGAATCCCATGTTTCCTACTGAGGACCGTACTGTTGACGGTGCTTCATGGCTAGGTTACTGGCTAGGTTAGTGCACGTTTGTATTGTGAAACGGTGAGCATTCACAACATTCACGATAATTATCCCACATCGCAAAAAAAAGAACTTCCAAATAAAACACTATCGTTTCGCAAAAAAAAATGCTTTGCGCTTTCTAAGCGAGTAGAGGGTATATAAATGTATCGTTGAAGAGCTTTTCAGCAATATTTTAGCGAGTCTTAAATTATATCTTAAAGAGGGCAAAAAGATATATTTGAATATTAAACTCATATGAAAGCAAGTAATACGAATGGGTATATTGACTTATGTGACTTATGTGAGGTTTGTAACAGAAAGGTTAAACTGTTCTCACTAATCACGTGTAAGTGCAAAAAAACTCTATGTAAGCAACATTTTGCAGCAGAGAATCATGCGTGCGAGTTTGATTACAGATTACATGGTAGAGCAGAGCTGGAGGAGCAGAATCCCATCGTAGAACCACGAAAGATAGAAAAGTTATGAATTATATACTTGCATGTAATCTTTCACGCCTTGGAATTCCCCATAGTAGTTCAGTGGAACGTGCACGTGCTGATGAAGGTAATCCTTTGCGTCCTACGTGTAGGGTTCGTAGTGAGCCAATGCGATTCTCCGTTTGTTGTGCATATTTATTGATTTCTCACCATATTCCCCTCACATTTATTATTATACATCAAGATAATTTCAAAATATGAGTATTAAATCAGTATGAATAATCTACCGAGAAATGCAATTGTTATTCAAAACTCATTAAGGAGGCGTAGACGAATACAATAGCACTGACGAGTTCTATGAAAGAATCGCCCACAGTCCAAGAGTCTGTTAGTGGGCTGGTATGGTGTGTTGCTATCGCTAGACCGGCTAAAACGGATGAGACCATATAGGAATTCTTTTCGCCAAGTAGAACTGGTATAGTGTTGACTTCATCAAGTTTGTCCTGCTCAATATCCTTTATGTCAGCTATATTAGAGACTGCCGAATACACACTTGAATAAACAAAGAATAGATCGTTGGGTACATTGTCTGGTGGTAAGAAGACGATAGCGTATGACCACAGAACACCAATCAAAACTGATTTCGCTGGACCGAGAAATGGTTTGCTTTTGGAGTATCCATTTGAAATGAATGAAATGAGTGGAATACAATGTGTACTTTTGAATTGGATTAGGTAGAAAAAGGCCACCAAGTTTGCAAGACTCGTACTGTAAATCCAAAGATTCAAGTTCTCTGCAAAGAATGGCTCATGGTTAGTCCTAGCAAGTGCCACCTGGTCCTGAAGCCGATCTCTGCCGTATACAGAATGAGAAATTGCCAGATCGCACGTCAAAAGCTCCGGTGTGATCTGGTGATGAGCTGCCATTTGCATGAGCGCCAGAGAAAGTCCCACTTCTGCGCCCAAGACTGGACGTATATTCAACTTCATTGCTATGACGTTTTTTTTTAAAATAAAAAATTAGACGTCAATAGCAACCAATGTTATTACCATTACACATCCAGGTTGCAAACCTGTTACTTTCCACAAGCAAATGTACTCATGATGTTGCAATCACATCCATAACCGAATCTACAACCTATTTGTTGACACATGACATACCTAAGCCAATATTTGAATTCTCAATGGACGTGTTAACGAACACAGCAATGATGGGGGATCAAATAGGTAATTGGATACTGCAATTGTATATTTTTCTTGTTAAGTTTTGATTAACTAAATAATGTTTTTTTCATCATTGCAGTCACGCTGCTTCATTAGGATGACGCTTTCTTTTGGTATCAACTTTCACCAGTTGATCAGGAGGCACAGTCCAGCTATCAGCAAGTATATCTGGAATCAAGGGTCGCACTGAAGGAACTACCTCGTAGCATTCCACTTTGTTGAAGTTCCGAGTCTTGTTGTTGTGAACAAATGTAGCTTTCTCGTAACGAGTGGATGTCATTAATTTTTGTTTTTTTAGCTCGGATAGAAGCTGGTTCACTGGCCAGAGGGTCACCCCCGTGGGTGGTGCAAATATCTTTGAATATTTCCCACCGATTGCAGCCCCGGGAACTGCTCCCTGTGTCAGGGAAAGGTTCATGAGGAAGAGGACGACACCACGTGTATACCGTTTTGCCTCATTGTTTACATCAGTCAAGGTAATTGCTTCCGCTTCTTCAAATGTCATTTTGAAACTCTCAATCGTAAAAACATCGTCAGTCACGTGAATTCTTTCCGAGTTTTGTTCAATCATAGTCACATCCTCTTGACTTAGGGGGTGTATTCCTGCTAGGTTCCCAGCATTTATGATTCGTGCTTGTGCGTGAGTTTCTGCACCGGTTTCTGCATCGGTTTCTGCATCGGTTTCTGCATCGGTTTCAGTGAGCGCATAAGATCTCGTGATTCTGATGGCCGCATTTACAACATTAGCAACTTCTTCTGAGCTTGCACCATTGTTAATGTGAGCTACGGTCATACGATGCGGGGCTGCCATTTTGAGCAGATTTTTTACCTCGTTCCCGATGCCAATCAGGTGAACCTGGCACCCCAAAAACTCCAAATATTTCAAAATTGCATCTTGCCTTTTTTTCATGTAGGTTTCATAGTGTCCACTGTTATCGAGTACAACTTCAACCTCTTGTCCGTCGTCGTCTACGCCAATTTGAATTTTGTTGATATGGTGCGCGTTATCAAGACCGTCAGTTATTACGATCAATTCTTGTTTTTTGAGAGAACCACTTTTCACAATCGACTGAATTTTTCCAATCAAATTAGTGCTACCACCCGGATTTGGTACAGTGATGTCCCTTCCCAGACCCGCCAGTGCATTGATCATAGACATCACAAGCCTGAACTCGTGGTCTAGTGATGACATAGACCCGGATCGATCCACAATAACAATTTTTCCTCGCTCATGATATTCATCTGCTTTGACTTCGTATGACGGTTTCAAATCGATTTCACCGTTAAAAGGTAAAATCGCATTCACTTTCATGATCATATCCCCCCCTAGATAACAAATCTACGTTCTCTTTAATACGCCACTACACCACGGATCTACGCGCTACACTGCGCGTGATTGTACTCCTTGTTGACTGCCTTGATTTTTGTATCATTTTATTGAATTCATTTCTTGATAACGGTGTGTGGTATGGGATGCTCTTCTTTGCCGGAAACTTTGACTTCGACGGTAACTTTGGCTTTGCTAGCGATGCATTGGATGTATTGGATGTGCCTGTAAACCTCTTTATAATTGGTTCAACATAATCACTGATGTAACTTTCATCCAATGTCGGGGAGACATACGTAAAATACCTTGGTGCGGTATGATATTGGTGAAGTAACTTACTCCGTCTGCTTTTAGAGTTGCTAATGTTCTCAATTAGACCGTTGTTATGTAAAATAAACTGGGAATCATCAATGAGATGAAACCTGAATTTGCTTTCTAAGAGTTTCTGCGAGGCTAAACTTATTGCTTCACTCGTCATGTGTTTGATGCCATTCTCGCGAGCTATTAGAATTGCCAAAGCTCTTAAAAGAACTGACAGACCTTTACGCTCGTGAGCTGGTGACGTCGCGGACAGTGCAAAGATGCCAGTGGAGGTAACTTTTTGTAAGATAAACACTAACGCGGAAGCAAGTTGATCCGTAGAACTGTCCTTTGCATATAAAAGTATTGTGTCATCATCCCCGCGATAATTATGTGCTCCAGAAACTCGCTCAGTGAAGAGTCCGTGTGCTGTCAAACTAACAACATTTGTTTTTTTTCTGCTATATCGCTGAAAAAAAACTTCATAGCCCTTAGCTTTCAATATTTGCATTTCGCTTGTGATATACCGGGATAAAAAATTAATTTTCATAGGTTTTCTCGTGATTTAATCAAAAACGATAGTGTCGTTGGTTTCATCGTACTCCTCGTCGTAATTCTCGTCGTTCCTAGGGTATTTGTAGCTGTGTTTGTAAGCAACTTCGCAGAATTTCATGAACCCGCAAGTGTCTCTGTCGAAGACGAAGCGCCCAGTGGTTTGACAAGCGTCTTGCAATGTGCGGTAAATATCGGCGAGATGATCATGGTTCTGATCAAACCACTGATCAAATGAGACAACATTTTTTTGGAGACTAGTCTTTGGTTGAAGTGCAGGTACCTGCACTTGTGGTGCCGATATTGTCTGAAGAAATTCGTGGTACCGGTCGACTGATTTTGAAGAAGGCATTAGGTATATATATATACCCGAGTCCATTAAATTTACACACCTTTAAATAAAAATCTGGCTATAAATTATAATGTCGACACAAACGGTGCTGCCTGGCGCCACCAACCCCGCGAATCGTGGAAATTTGAGGCTAAAGAGTTTGAGTTTGCGAGAGCTGAATGAGTCAGAATCACTTAGTCTTGCGATTGATGTCACTGTACAGGACGAGCGTCTCCAATTTACAAGTAGTTTTGATACAGGGACGACGGTCAACATGTTTTCGGCTAAGGGTGATACAATGGAGATGACAACACTCTCTGTCGGAAGTATTTTGGCCGAAAATATTTCTGCGTCTGGAAACTTTGCTCTGAATGCGCTTTCCGTGGGTTCAGTCACATCGGATGTCATCGTGGACGGGGGAGTGTTCACGCCTTTGCTATCCGTACAAGAGGCCCACATCGGAACGCTTAACATTTTCGGGGCAAATACCTTAAGTGTTGGTGGTAACGCTGTTTTTAAAGGAGGAAACTTTAGCATTGAAGGTGGAGAGGGTGCCTTAACAATCGAACGGCAGATTTCTTGTGGTTCTAAAATAACAGTTCAGTCAAGTCTTTCAATAGGAGGACACGGTGACATTGCTGACAAGCTATCTATCGGATCAAATACAACAATAGCTGGGTACACCTCAGTTGGAGGCTACGCAACTATTCAGGGCGCTTACCTGAAAGTAAAAGGCGACCTTTCCGTAGGTGGTGATGATACAACTCTTGACACGAACTTGTCGGTGAGTGGTGCACTAGCGGTAAGACAAACGTCTGTTTTTGACCAGACAGTGTCAGTAAATGGAAACTTGACAACAGCCAGCAGGTTGTCTGTTGGTAGTGCAGTGCGACTTTCAAGCATTTTGAATGTAATGAGTGTTTCGACATTCCATGCGAGGATGTCTGTTCATGGTCCTTTTGATGTAGAAGGAACCACTTCAATAGGAGGTGCTATTACGGCAGCTGACACTCTGTCTGTACAGGGTCTAACCACGATTGGTACTTTGTCCGCGGGAACATCTACTCTAAACAGCCTCGCGGTTCGTCAGAACCTGTCTGTTGCTGGCGATTTAATTGTTGAGGGCAACACGATCACGCTAAACACTTCACAAGTCGATATTGAAGATCCGATCATTGAAATCGGTCAGGGCCTGTCTGGAGAGACACTTGCTGGTATCAAGATTATCAAGGACACTGTAGCCGCAAACAACCAGTCAGGTTTTTTTCGCGAGCGTGCGTCAGATGACGGAAATACACCGTCGTTTTTTGCAGTGTATGAAGATTTTAACGATTCCGATACGCTGAACGTCGTAAAGACCGTAGGAAATTTTCGTGCTTCTCAGTTGTCGACCAGTTCTGAGGCCTTTCTCGGTGGCGACCTCTCAGTTGGGGGTGACATGTATGTGGCTGGAGCGGCAATTTTAGAGGAAAGTCTTTCCCTGAATGCATTTGTTCACCTAGAGGGAGACCTTTCGGTTGGGGGAAACGGTAACGTGGATGGGAACCTGGAAATGAACGGATCTTTGAGCACTGGATCAGGTGTCATATCTGGAGGCGATGTATCAGTGGGAGGCACGGTAGATATTGTGGGAATCACGCAAATCGCAAGTAAACTCTCGGTTTCAGAATCTACGACGCTTGCATCCGACCTATCAGTTGCGTCTGATGTGCAAATTGATGGCAAAACTCGTGTTGCTCAAACTTTGTCTGTGGGTAATTTTTCTGTTGTGGACGGTTCCTTGTCCATCTCAGGCGCCCTGATATCTGATGATTACATTTCTGTGTCTGGTGACGTCACACTAGGTCAGTCCTTGTCTGTATCGGATGTAGCTGTGATGACACCATCGGGTGGAAGCAATCTCTTTGTTGTGAATACAGCAAGTTCTGCATTGATTCAAATGAGTGCTGACAATGTTGACGTAGTTCATCAGATTGAGTTCGATGAGCTACCTGTTTTAGTCACTGTTCGTCAAAGCGGAAAGACTGACCTTGTGTACAATAGTATAGGTACAGCGACCGCCCCCCCAATCACTTTTGATCCAGTGATTGAAAAGTATGTTCTTCCTTTGCAATACATTGATGGAACGGTTAATCCCACTCAGGTGCCACAAGAGTACGAGATTGTCATGTCACGACCATATGTATCCAAGGCGGCCTTTAAAATCCGTAACTTGTTGGGGGGCTATAATCACGACTTATCAGACGTAGTGCCAAAGGATATGTTCACGGAGGCAAGTGGTCATAGCATTCCAACCCTTTCAGTCTCTGGTGATATTATCACCGGATCGGCAATTTCCGTGGGGCATGATCTGCACTGCCACGGGAACACACTGTTTTCTAATGCAACAAAAAAGGTCGGGATTCGTGGCAAGCTTTCTGTAAATGATGATGTGAATGTAAATGAGCGCTTAATTGTCGGTGGTGGCGTCTCCTCATTTCTCAGTATTGGGTCTGACGTTGTGGCGGCACAAACGCTCTCTGTAGCTGGTGACGTGTCATTAGCGAGTGAAATGAGTGTTGGTCAGAACTCTTACTTTGAGGAGAGTGTTTTTATCAAGGGTAACTTAAGTGTGCAAAGCAGCCTTGAGGTTAGTAATAATGCGGTATTTAATGATAGTATGTCAATTGCTGGTCTGGTTGTAATAGATGACGACCTATCTGTCTCGTCAAGCCAGGTGATTGGTGTGGATTTGTCTATTGGTGCCGTTTTAACTACTCAAATGTTGTCCGTTCAAAAGATGGACGCTAACAATTTATCTGCTGGCACCACTTTTATTGAAACCACTTTGACCAACTCTGGAACAAGTGACTTTTTCGATGTTGTGCAGCTAGGGTCCACTCTTTCTGCATCTGGACCAATTTACGGCACCTCTACCCTATCTGTGGGTGCAAATGCTGACTTTGCGTCAACTGTTTTGATAGATGGTGAATTGTCTGTGACCAGCTCGGTCACATTCAATGGTGATACAACTTTGAATGATACGCTTGATGTAGAGGGTACAACTCGTATCAACCAGGCACTTTCAGTGACGGGTGCTTCCACGCTTGCATCGACACTATCAGTCGGTGGTAGCTCAGAGCTCACGGGAAATGTTGCTATTCGTGGTATCGAAGTTGTGAATAGTCATCTAAGCGTCGGACGTCACGGCACGATCGCCCGTGAGCTTTCTGTTGGAGACACAATTACTGGATCCAGAAATCTATCGGTTGGTGGATTGGTTCTAGACCGCGAGCGCAATCGTAATCGGTACTACCTTTTGAACCACGCGTCCAATTCGGGCTTGCAAGTACAAACTAGCTCAGCGGGACAGGAATTCTTGTTTCTTCTTACTGATGGTAGACTAATTTCGAGAAGTTCTTATTCGGAAAATGGCATTTTCATTGTGAAGTCTATTGAGAATGTGCAGGTGGAATGGTTTGAAGTCAATTCGACCATCACAGACACTGACTTTGTGGAAGCTAGACAGCTGGCAGATGACAGTCTTGTAGTGATTGACGACAGCGCGCCAGGTACGAGCTCGAGCTCGCCTGTACTCGCTGGACTTACTGCACTCTCGGTGGGACACAATATGACAATTGGAAAGAACGGAGAAAGCACATTTTTGTCCATTGGGAGCTCAGTCGACATCACTGGACGTACTCAAATCATGAACACATTGTCTGTTTCTGGCGACGTCACATTAGCATCAGCTCTGTCAACATCTGGTGACATGGATGTGAGTAGTCATGTCCGTGTAGGTGGTGAACTGTCCGTAGCTGCCCAGGTGATCATTGGCTCAACTCTTTCAATTCATGGCGACACAACACTTTCGGGTACCATGAGTGTGCAGGGCGATCTTGATGTTTTCAACCCGGTCAGATTTGCCGACACTCTGAGTGTGAGTGGTGACATGGATGTAAAAGCGGACAGTAGAATTCACGGATCCCTTTCCGTACAGGGTCTAACAACAATTGATGATGCCGTGAGCATTTCAGGTCACCTGCAGGTTGGTGATGCAATTGCACTTGGATCGCACGTCTCTGCTGGTGGAAGCGCAACCATTGGTTCATATCTTTCCGTCCATACCTTCGCGGGAATCGGTGGATACATGGAGGTCAAAGATCGCTTGTCGGTCGGAGGTGATCTAGCCCTTGTTGGTAAAGCCGAAATGGACTCGACTCTTTCTATCAACGGTTCAACTTTTGTGGGAGATAGTCTTGAAGTCGAGGGTGCAGTCAGTATTGGTGGTGACTCAGAAATTGCTGGTCAATTGAGTATCGGTGGTCTGCTAGCAGTCACTGGAACAAGTAGCGTAGGTGGCAACGTCATTTTGAGTGATAGCCTTTCTGTTGCCTCATTGCTTGTCACTCCGTCCTCCGGTAATAACACTTTTACTCTCACAGCACCAATTACATCAGATTTGAACGCAACGGAATTGAGAATCGAACTCCAATACCCTCACACATTACAATTGGATACTAATTCCGGGTTTGTCAGCCAATCTCCAGCACAAGCCACTGGTAATGGGACTTTTGAGACCGTGATCACTAATGCTGCTGGAATTACACAGGGTGTTGGTCAGATTAATGGCTTCAAACTTGATGCTGCAGACAACGCTAACGTACCCCAGCTGAGATTTATGACGGAACATGAAGTTCTCAAGATCGAATGGGAGGATGGATCTAGCACTATCACAGTTTTACACAACAATGTGGACACACCAGGCCTTACCGGGGGGAAGAGAGCACCCACCCTCAGTGTGGGCGGCAGAATTATTCTTTTGGAAGATTTGTCGGTTGGTTTCGACACAACAATTGAGGGGAGTTTATCTGTTGCCAATGTCATAATCGCAGACACACTATCAATTGGCACAGCCTTCACCTCAGCAATCTCCACACAAAAACTCTTTGTTGCTGAATCAGAGCTGGCAAGCGTCAGTGGCGATTCGATCTCCGTCGGCTCCGCATGGATTAACACTGCATTCATTTATGATTTCTTATCAGTCGCTGGACCTCTTCTTGTCGAAGACAATGTGACATTCACAGGTCAAACACTCACTCTCTCGAACGACCTTTCTGTTGGTGGTGACGCGCAGTTGAATCTCATTTCGGTGGCGAATCTGCACGTGAACATGTTGTCGGTGAGTGGTGCATATGCGTCAGAACTAAGTGTGCATACGCTATTTGTGCAACAAGTTACAACCACTGATCCAGACGAATCCTTTGACTTCCAAGATGACGCACACTTTCAAGGCGATCTAACCATCGAAGGTAAGCTATACGTGAAGGATATTCTCTACACGGGTTCCGGTGGTACTCTTGCCATCGAAAATGTTGCATCCATGACCATAGAAGATAATCTGTCCATCGCAGGTCACATTCATGGTGATACATTCTCACTTGGCATGAACAATACACCATCAACTTCCACCTCTCCTGGAACCGCAGGTTTAATTGCTTTCGACACTCAACACTTGTATTTGTGCATTGCAGCCAATCTTTGGAGACGCATAGCTTTATCAGCATTCTAAAAAAATAAGAATCAAGGTTCAAAGAATAAGAGTCCAACATAGGAACCAAAAAAATCTATGTAAAATAACGCTTGAAATAAAGCTTCCAGTGAAGACTGAGGACTGGGGGGTACATGTCGAAACTTAGACTTCAAGGCAAACCCGAAGATACCACCATCACCAAAAGCACGAGTAAAACAATATGACCCAAGATGTGATCAAGCTTGTTTATCTTGTATACAAGAGGGGAAACAAGACAAGTGCGAGTTTTGCTTTTCAGATAACTGTAAGGGTTAAATACATTGCTCGGAAGCATCTTGTGGGCACTGAAGCGCAGATGAATTTATGTTGATGGTTTGTTTTTTACTGCCAAGACTTTCCGTTAATTTATTCGAATCGAACAGGACATTTTCGAGTCGTTCATACGGGGGTGGTATTTCCAACCAGGCATACATATCACAAGTGCTGACGTCGTAAAGTTTGTACTTTGTATCTTTCTTCAAAGTCTTCATGTGGGCTTCGGCAGCCGACTCTGATTCAAATGTCCCACAAATCTTAATAATGACACAATCCTTTATTTTCTCGTACTTCGTGATCTTAAGTGTAGCAAGCACAACAAACTTATCAGTACAAAGGGGCGGATCAGGTTCCATATCTTCTGGGAAATTAGTTGTATCCTCCTGGTCACCCAGCATGGTCTCCGGTAGGATTGGTGCAGACTCTGCCTCACATGCGTCAAGTTCACCATCAGCAATTTGTTGAGCAATTTTGTTATGCCTACTCACCTCATCCAACATTGTTTGCTTTCGTTCTTGAAATTCACTATGAGATTCTTCCATAGCAGAATATTCCATCTCAATTGCTTTATTCATCTCACAGTCGATATCACACTCGTAGTCGGGGGGTGGAAGGCACACAAACTTGAACATTTCCAAAATATATATTGCATATCTTGATTCTGTTTCTTGCATGGATGTGCACATTCTCCTGGCCTGTTCAAGAGATACAGTTGAGACTTTCACTTTCAACATACACGGTTTTGTTTCATGCTTTTGTTGAAACTTGTCACCAACAATATTAACCGCTACATACCGCCGTATGCCCACGGGCGCATCTTCAAACACATACGGATTTGTTTCTCCTTGCATTTCCTTGAAGGGGTTATAAAGTGAAACTTCCTTGTCATTCTTTCTGAATTGACTCATCTGCTCGAAGGTCATTGCTTCGCCGACATCATAATGTGCCTGTAGATTTTCTTCTTCCATCTGTATTTTATATATTACAACTAAAATTCTTCTTTAAGTGAAAACGCACAAAGAAAAAGCACTTAGAATTAAAGAAATGGTTCGTATTTTTTTTAAGAATGTATGCTCTCTGTTTGACACTGACTATAGGATTCATTCAAAATTTCATTTCAATCAGAAACCCCCAGTTGCTCACACTATCCCTACCACAATCATCAGTAATACGTCATACCTCTGTATACTCTCTCGCAAATTACACGAGGAAAGACATTGCTCAAGACGTCTTTGCATTTTTGGCTGGCGCGACTGCCGCGGAAGCATCTTTTACCATGGTTCGTTTTCTCTCAGACAGAGAAAGAAACCGAACGATAGAAACATCATTGAGTCTACTTTAAGCGATACGAGAATCATTTTCCTGTAACATTCTGTATTAAAAGCATGACTTTTAGTAATGGCAGCCATGATTCTGATTCTCGGCACGTTTTCTATGCTCACAGGTAACACACAAGTAGTCTTTTCACCAGGGCTCTACGGAAATATACCATCCATTGCATACTCTGGCGTTCTCAACACAGTTCGTTCACAGAACTGCTCCGTTCTAATTCCAACGCGTACGCTGACTAAACAGACTTTCGAGACACTTTGTGATACACACGAAAAAGATAAACTTCCTCTTATTTCACACTCCTCGGTTGATTCGAATGTTTTGACCTCTCATCGACTTGAGAGAGCACTGTTACTTGATCCTGCTGTATTACCTCGCATGGAAATCAGTGGATTGAAGCCCAGCAGGATCAAAGCGAAAGCACCAGTACACATTATTCTGACTAGATTCTACAATAGCTTCGTCAAATCACCATTTCAACCTGAAATCGAAGATGCAAATCTTATTCAATTAGACTATGGGGGTCATAGTGATCTACTTGATGGTATTTTACCATGGGTTGCATCAAAAATTGGAATTGAGTCAGATCCTGATGGAATCTCGAAGTACAAAGAGTTTCTAGCTTTGTATCTCTCAGAATGGCTCAAAAATGATGACTGACAGCAAGATGATTGCTTGCGAAGTAACATTCTCCGCATGTATGAACAAAATCATCGCCACTTGAAATAGTCCAATAGGCTTTATCAAGCACATATTTCTCGTCCACGTCGCGCAGTAGTGTGCAATCACACAGTTTACACTTGAGCCTTATAATTCCAGGAGGTATGATAAAAAAGTCGTGAATGACTAGGAGTACGTCATTACAGAGTCGCAGCTCCTGTGGACCAAACGTTGTTATTTTTAGGAATTCTAAAAATGTTTCCATAGATTTACTTATTTTTTTGGCTTTTTTTTTTTTAAATACTTAACGATAAATGGAGTCCACACCACAGTCTTTGAAAACAATGTCTCTGTTAACGAAGGGTATTCTTACGCATGTACTTACTGTCATTTCTTTCACGGTCATATATCAAGTCTACACATCAGTAGTCGCAGACGACTTCGGCCTTCAAAGAGAGTCTTTTCTTGACACAAACATACACTCTCTGTTCCTATCATCATTTGTAGCTGCTGGAAGCGTTCCGCCAACTATCGAGCCTACTTCTTCTTTATCAAGACTGATACTGATTATAAATGTTTTAATCTCTTATTTATCAAAGATCTGGCTCATCACCGTAGAGGGATAAACAGACGCTGCACACTCAGAAGTGACGCTTTCTTAACAGCTCAATATTGAACGCTCGAATCGGCTCAATAGAGTTCATCAAATCAACAAGTCTTTTCTGTAGCTCTAGCACGAGATTTTGCGAGTTGTCATGTTTCATTTGCATATTCGGTAAGTTTATTATTTCCAGCTCAATTTGGTGACTGATACTGCAGTTGTCTTCAACCACTCGGGTCAAGTCGTATCTAACGTTTCCGAGGAGGAAGGAGTTACGTTTTCTTGTGACAACTCTCGTGGCTGTGGCCAGAGTGAACCTCTGCGATTCTTGCATGTTGAGTTCAATATTTACAGCCAGGCGAAAATCGAATGGTAGATTCTTTCCAACATAGTCAGCTTGTGTCACCTTTTGTTTACTAATAGTCTTCACCATTCCATTGTTGGAAACTGTGAATCGGACACTTTCATCTACTTTTGGAAAGTAACCGGTCACTTCTTCCACATAAGAGGTTTCGTCCCATTTATCATATCCTTGTAAGCTCTCTATAATGTGAGAAAATTGTTTCTCGGGAATGCTTGTGTCAAAAGACCCCCGCTTCCCAGGGGGGCACTTACCCAATCTCAGTTCGATTTCCACATCTTGAAGTCGAAGATTTCTGTTGTATGAGTCTTCCCAAAAAGTTGCGTGAATTGCAGCTGCACTATCGTTCTTTGCATTATTAACTGGAGGGAAGCGTTCAGCGAAAAGAATCGAGTCTAGCACACCCTGTACCGAGTCCATAACAATTTTCAAAATACATGAAAACTTTGGCTTTAAGTCTACAGCGATATGCTCACTGCGTTTCTGGCTTTCTTTGACGCCCCACCCTTACGCCCTGTAGCTGGCCTCTTTTGTGTCGCCGCAGGACTGACACGTCGAACATCCCCAGCATCCGACATGCTGAGCTCAGAAGAAACATCTGAAGCGCTCGAATCATCCGAAATGATGTCTTCAAGCCTTTGTGATGATTTTGGCCGGCCCATCAATGGGGGCGGCTTTCTTAACGCAGCGGCCTGTTCGAAACCAGAAGGGAGCTCAGACTCCAGCTCTGTGTAATCATCTTCCTCTATTACTTGCGTCTGAGGACGCAACTTCTGTTGCATGGCTTGCATCGCTAAGCCTGCGCCTAACTCGCTATTGTTCGACCCTGATGGAGCTTGTGCCCCCTGGGGGGTGCCATTCATTGCATTTCCCATTGCACTTGCAATCTGACTCATCAAATCGGGATTATTTTTGGCAACATCATTTACGTTAGGGAGTACAGACTTAAACAACGAATTCGATAAATGAAACATGAAACCAGACCCGAGAAGCGCAATCATAAGGTTCCACTCCGGACTCACTTCTGAAGACCCCTGATATTTGTCGTGCAATTGCTCAAAGGTTTGATCAAAGTCCTCCAGTGAGTCCATTACTTGCTCAGACCACCCGTCAAGGTGCAAACCAAGAGGGTTGAAACTCTTGTTCAGGTATTCTATTCCAGAGACCGTAGCCATCAAAGTTCGCCTCTGAAACTTTACGCTTGCAGACAGCTCCGACTGGCGTTTTAAGCGATCATATTCGTATTTCAGCTCGTCCACCGGGGTCTCAAGACCTACTCGCCTACCTGAGAACCTACTTTGTAGTCTTTGAATTTTGTATAAATAGTGTTGCTTCTCCTCCTCCAATGAACGGAAACTACCCTGAGGGCTAGAAGCAGAGGCGGAGGGGTAACTTGCAGGTGATTCATACGACGAAGAACGTTCCTCTTGACCCGATCTCTCCCCCGACGAATCACTTGCTGTCGGCATCTGAAAATCACCACTTTGAGCCGGTTGATAACCACCTGGAAGACCTGCATGACCACTGAAAGCTCCATTCGATTCAGATGTTTCTCTCTTCTTATTCTCGTTCATCAAAGCCATGAAGTCATCATCTTCCTCACTCTCGTCGATAGGCTTTTCCCCATTCTGAAGCTTTATACCAGAAGGGCCTCCGCCACCCCTCACCCCAACCGTGTTTCCTAAGTTCTCACTTTTTGGTAGCACATTCATCATTTGATGTATTTAAATTATCCTTACTTTTAAAACATAATCTTTGAAACGCAATCAGAAAATGATGTATGTGTAAATTTGTTATCTTGCGCGCGGGTGCATTCAATGATTAAAAAGCACCCGTTACCTCACGTAGCCACAACAAATGGCATTCCATAGAGGAAACGCATTTTTAACAAATGTTACAGCTGATAATTTACGCACAGATTGGACAGGTTGGATCCCAGACCAGAAAGATCCATACGCCAGTCTCGTTGAGAACCCGCTTCAGCACGCCCGATTCTTCAACACTAAAAATCTTGTTGTTGTTTCCTTACATGTGACACTCAACTTCGCAGCATCCACACCAGAGAATTACACAAGAGTAGCAGTCGGTTTGCCAATCACTTTACGAATCAAATCAAATACAAACTTCAAAAATTCTTGCAACATTGAAAAGAACACTGGAACGAATGAGCGCAAATTCTCCTTCGGGATGATCATAGCGGACGGAACAACAACAGGTGGTGTAGACGATGACACATTCTTGTTTCTAGATAGACTCTTCATAGAAAATCTAGGACAATTCGTACCCGGGCAAACATACACCATTCGAGGACAGATCGTTTTCGAACCATCATAAAAAAAATGTAGGTCATATAGTAACATGCAAAACATAGAAAAAAAAGCAGAAAGCTTCAAGCAAGAGTCACTAGCAAACCTTCAAGAACTATCGTTTGGAAAAGAATTGATACCTATTGCAGGTTGCGCCGCGGATGATAATCCAGGGGTATTATCAAGATGTCAGAGAAAGGTGTACAATAATCAAAGTGAGGTGGTTCCACAAGCTACGAGCTCCGAAGGCTCTGCAGAGCCCGTCTCAAATAGCCAGATTTTGTATTCTACCCTGACCTAGTAGTTGTTTTCGCCGTAGTTCCGCTCACGACCACCACCACTTTTAAACTTAATCATGAAAATACCAGCGGCAGCTACAAGCAAGAGTATTATGGAGCCACCAAGCTCCAGCCCCTTGTTTTCTTGGTCATTTTTTATTTCCGACTCATACTTTTGGTAATTCTTCAGGATCTGACTCATCATACAATTTGCCTCCGTACTTCCATACTGCCTAATGTTCTGTAAGATTGCATCCGGGTTCTCACTGCAATCTATTGTCATATTCTTATAAGACAATTTGACAGTCTGAAACGCCTCTGCATATGATTTCGAGCTGCACTTCTTCTTTATTTTATTGATCGCCTTGGTAATACTGTCACTTTTAGTAGAACTTGAATTGACTTGAAAAGCGATACCTTTAGCAACCTGCTTGTTCTCACCCTTCCATGTTGTGTCTTGTACTGCTTCTAACATATTAGTCATTGATATAGCAGATTTGGCTTTACAATTTTGCTCAACAAGGGTAGAACAGTTTCTTAAATCAACTCCATCGAACTCTATCACCACCTCTTGGTTGCAATCTGTCTCTGCAGTTGCATGCCCTGTGCTATCTAAGTGGTTTTCCACCGTTTGTTCAATTTTCTGCTGAACTTTGTTGACATTTCCCATTATATAACATGAAAACAAAAAAAAAACAGACAACAACTTACTTACATTTAAAGACAATTCATTCCAAAATGTTAAGATGTCAACATTAAGTTTTTCAGGGAGAGGGATCTTGAATGGACAATCTGATGGTGGTTTCCCTATCAGTATTTCTGGAGAGAAGACCGTGGTTCATACCACAGTAGAGGGCTCACAACAGCTAGACACCCTCTACATTTACGCATACGTGGCCAGAAGACAACAGGGGGGTGTTGCGGGAGCACAAGTTGAAGTAAGTGTTTTGGACAAAAAAAACACCGAATACGTTCTGACATCAATTACTCTTCCTGGACTACCATGTGCCTCTCCAACCATCATCGTGAACGGTCAAGTAAAGAATAATGGCGCACGTCTTAGGGTGAGAGCTATTGACGGAGAGATAGGTGTGTTTGGATGGTACAATCGAAGTACACTCAATGTGCCACCCTCCGTTAACACCCTTATAGGACAAATGGCATTGGGGTATCAGATTGTTTCATTCTCATCTGATGACGAGACTCGTGTCATAGATACATCGACTCCAATTACTTTCATAACGACAAGTCATACGACTGATGGACGATCATGCCGTGCTACCCTCGGTCAGGCGGCAGTCGGCACAATAAAGATCCTTGTTATGTCTTCAAAACACCCAGCTGCATCATCAACCACACAAGGCACCTGTACCGTCATCCCCAGTGCCGCCCGATTCCCATCTGGTGAAGATGGTGCCGCCATTGGTACCCTTACGTTCCAGGATGTAGGAGATAGCGCAATCATGGTTTGGAGCGGAACACTCTGGATGCTGGTTGGCACAGGAGCAGTTGTAGACTAGTTCAATAAGAACGCCCACGAAAGTATTTCTTAACCTCTGCAGAAGCGCGCCACGTCACTTTTTTCTCGCCCATAGCCCACAGGCAGTGATTGATCATCCACATGGAGTTTTCCTCGGCAATCGTATTTTCGCCCTGTTGAAGACGATAAAGGTCTGAATTGAAAAGGGTTGAAGACTTACCCATTGAGAACCAGAAATTTGCAACCTCTTCAAGCGACCTCGGGGCATCAACTGACAACGACGATTCATACTGATGAACCCTGGACCAGTATTCATGCCACGTGGGATTGTGCTTCGAGGTAGACATGATCAATTCTTTGTAATACTCACCCGCTTGATTCCTAGCTGTTGCAAGCGAATCCTCGTGCACCTGCTTATGAAATACGTCCAGTGCGTCGCAGCACCCAGTTCCCAGAAGAGTATCGTCGCAGCAAGCCAATGTAGTGCAGTGCTTACACACACACGTGAGCACCTCTCCTGTTTCCTGTGCTCCATTCTCACCCCCACAGCTCTCGATATGCATGAACATACCTAGCTGCGCACGCAACCTGCGCTCTGCGCACGCTCCCAAATGAACCAGTGCCCTTGTAGTATCGAGCACGTACCTGACCGACATAATGGACTTCGTGCAGCAGGGTGGTCAGCAGGGTGGTGATCGTTTTTCTGCTCTTGTGACGATAGCCTCGATCTCGGTAGCCACGCTATATGCGGACGAACGACAGTCTAAGTCCATTGTGCATGAAATTTTCGACACCCACCAAGGCAATCCCCGCCGCACACACAACAAAGCATCGTCGACACCGTCGTCACTAACAACAAAAGATGTACTCGCGGCACGACCAGCACACGACCGAAGGGGTCAGCAAAGCGAGGATCAGTGCGGTAACAAACGGACTAAAACAGACTTCATCCTTGTCACAGACATACAACATACCGCGGTGGCACAACACCTTTACATTGTTCCATCATCACTCATACCTTCCAAGGAGACGATCAGAGAATTCCAGATTTACAAGAGAAATACCCGAAAGAAAGAGATAAAAACATACAAAGGAACAATCATTGCCGTCGGTGCGTTCGGTGATGATGGAGAACCTTCCAAAGCAAAGATTCTGTACAACGATGGGGAATGCAAAACCGAAAGCATTAGAAAGCTACACTTTCTGTTCTGAAATTAAAGAGTAGAACAGTGACACGTTACATAAAAAATGATAATAGTAGTAGCAGTTATAGCGCTCACAGTTGCATGGACACCCTTATTTGGAATAACGAAAAGTTATTTTAAAACTACAAGAAATAGACTCTCATTGAGTAGTTTAGTTCAAATACATCATATAATACCCAGGCAATTCAGAAAACACCCCGTCATCTCAGGATTTGACATAGAAGACGGTTCGAACTACATGTTCATGCCCAACAAACGTGGAAAATCAAAACTATCAACCCGAAGACTCAACCACGAGGGTGGACATAAAGCCTACAACAAATTCGTTGGAGCAAAGCTTGATGAAATATATCAACAAAACAACAACCCCGAACAAAGAATCCACAAACTTATAAATTTAACGAAATACCTAAGAATACAAATTATGAATGGTTGTGAAGCAATACCATGGAAGTAAGTAATGTTTATAATAACTTATAACGTTCGAGAGATTCTCGCAGAGTTGGCCATGCATACAACCGAAGTGTCGCACTATCAGAGTAAGGTTTTTCGAACCGGTTTAACTCAGATCGCATATTGTTGACAGCATCAGTATTATTATTTGAACCACGTGCGTCGTTGCTCAGAAAAAGAAATTTCACGTCGCCCCGTGCAATACCACTAACAACTTTCGTCATATCTAAACCACTACTACTATAACTTTGATCACTATGTATCAAGAGTCTTAGGTATTTGGTGAATTGACTATCGTCCTTATCTAAAATGGGGAAACCCACACACACTCTAAACAATGGGTGATCTTGCAATTCGCATTGTTTGCACAATTCGAAACATTCCTTTGCCTTATTCTTTTCGATGCTATTCGCATTTGGAGACGCTTTTTCAGTAGCTCTGTTGTTGCTGCTCGTCACGTTGTTGTTGTTGTTGCCCGTCATGCTGTTGTTGTTGCCGCCATTGTTGCCCCCTTGCTTTGCGTTGTTGATTTTGTTTTTATTTAGGGTATTTTCTTTAGCAATTGCAACTTCCTGTTTGTAATACTCCAAAATGCTCTCAAGCGTCAATATCACCATTTGATGTGCTTCAACCAGTTCATTGCTAAACCCTTCATACTTTGAGAGTTGTTTCATCCATGGGTCCAATGAACCCACCTTGTTATTATTTTGACCACTCTTAGCTCTGTTGTTGCCGCCATTGTTGCTCCCTTGGTTTCCGTTCTTGCTTTTGCTGCTTAATTTTTTGAAATTGTAGACCCATACACACTTTTTCAAATATATGTTGTTAGAATTATTATTACGTGCGACTGGGTACCGCAGAGAACCAATACCATTGAAAAACGCATGTATCTCACGATTAGTGTTAATCATATTCGCAGCTTGTTTTGCATTCATCTTTTTCCCAGCTATTTCTGGTTGTCTGGCTAGCTGTTGTAGCCACTGTTGCCAATTACGATGTTTAATCGCATTTTCACCATTCTTTATCTTTATAATTTTATCACCATGCTGACGAATGAGAGCAGAAACATCTGTGAGTTTCTTATCCTCATACAACTTGCTTTCTTCTCTCAAATATGCGGTCATAGCAACCTGCATCATTCTTTTCAACCTCTCTTTTATTGGTGGATTGTCACCCATAAGTTGTTTCATTGTAAACGCATTTGTAGTTGCATTTATTCGAGCTATTAGTTCTATTATACTCGCGCTATTTCGCGTGTACAATCGTTCAATTCTCTTTTGATCCTCTTGGTTTATATTATCATCGAATTCAATCAAGGCTTTCAAGTTCGTAACGTTACCACCAAAATTTTCGTACCTGGACCAGGTGATGAGCTCATTAGGGGAGATCTTAGTGACGTCTACTACGCCAATGAGCCTTTCCTGGAAAGATGGTGGAAATGTGACCTGTACATTCGAATTCAATGTTAGCTGTACACAGTCACCAATTTGTTCAACTGTTATACCATTTTTCGACCTCACACGAGATATTTCTTTCAATGCAGTGAAAACTGTTTTGACTACACTTGGTTTGAACGGTATTTTTAGAGTCACTTCCCGGTTGTTATTTAATTTATTATTCACTTTTTTATTCACTTTATATGAAGGGTTTTTCGAGTCATGCAGGTACTCGTTGTCCAAATATCTATGTAATTGTTTCATTAAACTACCATTCATATTCTTCAGGGTCGTAGCGTTTCTTAGTTGCACCCGACCTTTCCCATTTCGTCCATTTCCGCGAAGTTTTCCTCCTAACTCGTCATTCTTCAATAGACGTGCGACGGCTGTTTCATTCCTTGCCTTCTCATCTTTTCCATAGGTAAAAAATCTTTTAAATAACCTAAGCATTCTATGGTTGTATGATATTTTTTTTGTTACTAAATGTAAGGGCATGTCGGAACGCCGGAATAATAATCAAAATCGAGGTAACAATAGTAACCGTCGAATAGTAAAGGACGCGCTCATAAGTTTCGTAACAAGTAATAAGATGGTACCTACCAATGTTACTATGATTCCTACCAGCAAACAAATTGAAAGTGAATTTCACAACGCTAGGGATGAAATTGTACAAAACGAACGTATCTTAAAGCAAATTTACCAAAACACATGGCCAGGAAAAATGCGTTTGGATGATTCATATACACTTTCCCAAAGCGCTCGTTTTTCTGATGCAATCGCCCACTTACACGAAGCCAAAGATCAAGCCGAACAACCGTATATTCTATCCTTTTCGTCTCTGTTTTCAGCACTAGGCAACGGGACGTTCGATCTGAAATCGTTGTTTAACGTTTTAACTAACCCTTCGTCAAACAAAAATAATTATAAAGTTAAACTTGCGAGAGACCTACCAAAAAAAGTGACAGTTACATACCATACGCGCACGATCGCCGATCGGTCTTTTATTACAAGTTATGTAGTTTATCATTGGAATAAAGAGCATTTACTATATAAATTCAGAGATGGTAATTTTGTCATTCGATACAAACTTGTAGACGATCACGATGTTTATTTAGAGTATACTTTTGTGCTTGACTCGTGCTTGCGGAGGATCGTTGATACCTTAGAGAGGATTGTAAGTAAACATCATACGGTAAAAGTTGGACCTCTTATTGAGCTTGATGGAGGAGATCTACTCGTAGACATCCAAGAATGTATTTCTAGGTATTTCAACATCTCAGGTCGCACTCTGATCGCTGCATTGCAACAGGCGAAATTTCCACCTAAACTATATGACAGAGAAACATTCAAGCGTGCCATGGCGCAACTCAGAATGGTGCCGGTCAAGAAGAAC